TAAAATGATTTTTTGGAATCTTCTAACCAAAGCACCGTCCTTTTCAATATGTTTTTTAAACTCATCAAAAGTTGTGGCACCAATACATTGAATTTCACCTCTTGCCAATGCTGGCTTTAAGATATTGGCCGCGTCCATAGCACCAGAAGCGTTACCAGCACCAACCATTGTATGTAATTCATCTATAAAAAGAATTACGTTGGGGTTTTCGGCTAATTCGTGTATAATAGCTTTAATCCTTTCTTCAAATTGACCTCGATATTTTGTACCAGCAACTAATGAAGTTAAATCTAAGGAAACCAGTCGTTTATCCAATAAATTGGTTGGACAATTACCTTTAACAATCATTAACGCTAATTTCTCAACAAGTGCAGATTTTCCAACACCCGCATCACCAACAATGACCGCGTTGTTTTTTTTCTTTCTCGAAAGAATTTGTGCAATTCTTTTTACTTCCTTGTCTCTACCAACGACCGGATCTATTTTATTATCCTCGGCTAGTTTGTTTAGATCCCTTGAAAAATTATCAAGAATTGGCGTTGTGGAGGAACTTTTTCTGTTCCTAGGGTTGGTTTTTGGGCCGTCTTCAAAAAAATCTACTGACATATGCTAATTGTTCTTTTAACAAACATAACATATTTCATCGTAAAAAAAAAATAAACGTCAAAATGTCTAAAAAAATGTCTAACCAAGAAGGGACTATTTTCCTAGATTAGGATTTTGTTTTATGGATTTTTATATTTAAATTATAGGAAAAAACATTATGGCTATAATTTCAGAAAGAATTGAAGGTAAAATCATCACTGTTGACATTAATTCAACAAATATAAAATCCGCAAGTTATGATACCGAAAGTCAGGTATTAATAGTTAATTTTAATAATGGAGGTATTTATGAATACCAAAGCGTTCCTTGGGAATTGTTTGCGAAATTTCGTATGTCAGATTCTCAGGGGAAGTATCTTAACCAGCATGTTAAGGGGAAATATTCACATACTAAAATTAAATGAGAAAGAAAACATTAATTGAAGAACTGATTGAGGTTTCAGACCCAGAACTTGATGATAAGATTGTAAAATCGTTTCATAAGAAAACTGAACTATCTTCAGATATTTTTGAGAAAAATGATTATGGTTATACCATGAATAAAGGTGTTAGAGAAAAACTAATGTTAATTTCTGATGCCTTTTTAGATTTTGTGAAGATTAATTTTTTTGTTCATGACGTTGTTTTGACCGGCTCGTTGGCAAATTATAACTGGTCAGAGTTTTCTGACATTGATTTACACATTGTAGTTGATTTCGATGAATTGGGTAAAGATGCTGAAAAAACATCTGATTCATTAAAAGATATTGTAAAAGAATTTTTTGACGCTAAAGAAAGGGTTTGGAACAACAGACACGATATTAAAATTAAAGGTTACGATGTTGAAATCTATGTTCAAGAAATTAATCAGGAGCACGTATCCTCTGGGGTATATTCTATATTAAATAATAAATGGATTGTCGAACCAGAATATGGGAAAGAATCTATTGATGAAGATAAAATACTAAAAAAAGCAGAATATTTTGTAAGTACCATCGATAAACTAGTCGAAAATGCAAATAATGGCGAAGACGTTGAAAGCCAAGTTGAGAAGTTAAGATTAAAATTGAAACGTTTTAGACAAAGTGGCTTAGATGATGGTGGTGAGTACTCATACGAGAACCTTACTTTCAAATTATTAAGAAGAAATGGGTACATTGAAAAACTATTGGGACTTAAAAAGAAACTTATAGATAAGAAATTATCTGTGGAGTATTAATAACCTCAATTTTTTTCCATTTCTTTTGTATTTATAGGATAAGAATAAGATTATATATAATTTATAAAAAATGGGAGATATAAAACCTCTAGGTAGCGAAAAGTTGCAAGGTTCTGACAAAATGAAAAGAATTCTTGAACTTACATATTACCACGAAAACAAGAATAACCCCAAGTCAACCACTAAATCGGAACTTGTTAAGGAAAGCACTAATGGTGTTTACGGTATCATCAAAGAAAGAGATGGTTACTACGTAAAGAAAGGTCTAACTGAATCTACCCTTGATTATATTGGTGGTATGTTCATGAAGAATAAAAATAGATTTAATTCATATGCTGAAGCATTGAAAAGATTGGAATTATTAAGTTCACAAGAGATTCAAGAAGAAGCAACAAAATATGTATTAAAACAAAATACACAAAAAACTGAGGCACCTAAACCAGCTCCAACATTCCCAGAACCAGCATCATCTGCACCGGCTCCAGCACCTGCTCCTGCACCATCTGCTGCGCCAGAAGATATGGGTGGGGCGCCAGAGGACATGGGTGGAATGCCAGAAGATATGGACGCAGCGCCAGAAGATATGGGTGGTGAAGAACCAACAGATACACCAGAAGGTGGTGACGGCGGTCCTGAACACATGAAAGAAGTACAGAGATTAAGTGGTAAACTTGGACAAGCAATTAGAGAAATCGAAGATGAAATGGAGAGTGATGACGTAAAATACGTTATTAATATGATTTTGTCTGCTGTTGATATTGAAAAATTATCTGAAGAAGATAAAGAAGCAATAATTGATAGATTTGAGCCAGAAGAAAGTTTTGATGATGCTTATACCCCAGAAGAACCAGAAAGTGGGGAAGATGCTGGTGCGGAACCAAGCGCTGAAGATGAACCAACTGATGAATTAGCTGAAACAATGAAAAAATTGGAAGAGTTAATTAACACTAAGATTGGTGGTAAAAAAACACCAGAAAAAGCTATAGAAAGTGAAATTGATGAGATGTTTTTCTTTGACGACGAAGAATCATCAAATGAAATGCCAGGTGAAGAATCTTCAAGATCTGGTTTCCACGCGTCAAAACAAGTTGAAAGACCATCTAGATTAGCTAAAAGCATGAAAACTGGTATTGGTTGGTTAGATGACAAAGCAAAACATTATAAAGAAGATGATTTCAATTCGGATGATTATGATGAAGAAGATTTTGATGATTATGAAAGTTTTTCAGCAAAGCATGGCGACACATCATTAGATATACGTGATAAAAAATATTTTAATCACTATAAACCAATGAAAATTAAAACATTGAGAAAATATGATCAAACAGATATTACACCAGAATTAGGTGACATAAATGAAGCGATCAACACGACATTAAGCAAATACTTTGAATAAACGATGTATCTACTCTATATTAATGAACTAGGTCAAGATTACAAAGGGCAAAGACAATATGAATTTATCTTTGGCGAAGACCCAAGTGTGTTAGTTGAAGAGTGGTTCATAATTCCATCAGCAGGTAGAGCAATACCTCCAGAAGTAGAATCAATCGATTTGGTTGGTTTATTAAAAAATTCAGATTTAAAACTAGATTTAGTTCAAAATTCTGATTACTTTGGAGTGATTGACGCGGTTGATGGAATTATTGCTTTAGGATGGGAATCATTTGATTTTGAATCGGAAGAAAGACCTGTTAGGGTTTCTTTTCATTTTGGTGAACAAATTGATTCTGTAACTAATAAGCTAGCGTCAAAGGGTTTAAGGTTGATAAACGAAGAAATAAAATACAAATTAAAGTAAAATGAATAGAAAAGATTTAGTTGAAAAACTTATTAACGAAGGATTTAGTGAGAAAACATTAGTTAGTTTTAGTGACAAGAAACTTAAAATGTTATCAGAAAAATTAACAGTTAGCGCTGAAAAATTAAAAGACCCAAAAATTAAATCTGTTATTGATGCTAATCCAGCTATGGATATTGAAGTTAACGAAACTGCTCCATGGTCATATTATTTTGCAGCTGTTAAAAGATTACAAAAAGAATTAGGTAAAGAGCCAACTAAAAGCCAGATTGATGCTGAAATGAAAAAATTAGCAAAACCAGTGGCAAAAAAAGACGATAAAAAATCTGAAATGAATGAGTGGGTTAATTCTTTAGTTGAAAATGGATATCATCCTTTAACAACTAAAGGTGATATGATAGAAACAATAACTAAAAAAATTAACGAATCAGGTAATGCACCTGCAACAAAGCCAGCGCCAAGAGAAGCACCGGTAAAGGACCCTGGAACAAAAGAACCACCTAAAAGAAGAGATGATCCTAGAAGAACACCTTTTAGAAATCCAAATGAAAATCCTAAGGTGAATCCAAATCCAAAAGCAGAAACTGGTAAAGTTGTTCCAATGCCTAACAAAGCAAAAAAGGGACACAATGGAATACCAGAATTTATGACTTATGACGCAATAACTGGAAACAAATTTAAAATGGCTGCGGAGTAATTAAACATATGAAACTAACTAAAAAATCATTACTATTGGCATTAAAAGAAAATCTTACTGAAATGCCAATGACATTTGACACAGACGATAGACCGGCCGACGACGTTACTCGTGACCTAGCTAATCGTGAAACAAATCTTAAGAAAGTCCCTTTACCTAAAGATGTTGAAGCACCAAACTCGAATTTTGAGGAGATGTTAGCATCTGCTAGATATAAACAAATAGTCGCAAATCTTAGTAGATATGCGGGGATTAATGCTGGAACGGGTGAACGTAATCTTCATCGAATTATGGGTTTGATGACACAAACTCAAGCGCAAATAGCACAAATTGAGAGTACACATAAACCAGAATTAGAAAGATTGGCGGTAGAACTAGCAATGGGTCAATTAGGCGTTATTGAAGGTGATATTGAATATGACGCTAAAATAACATCTGGAATGAGTGGTGTTGACCCTGAGGGTTTTAAAAAGACACCAAGCAATGAACCAAACATTGAAGAAGTTGAAATTGAAACTGAATTATTTGATGAATTATCACATTTAAATTTAGAAAGAGCGAAAAGAAGATTAATCAACGCAATGATGCAAGGTGCTTCTGAAAGAGGTCATTACATGTATCATTTGGTTGAGGAAAGAATTAGAGAAATAACTGGATCAGACCGTTTATTATCGTTATACGGGATTGTTATGTCAACTGCTGACACAATGTATTGGCAGATGTCAAATAATACCTTACAAATGCTTACAGGCGGTAGTGATGGTGAACCACAAGCGGGTGGTAAAGAATCTGTTGATTTAAATTCAAACCCACCAAAGGTTACCGCTAGAGCAATAAATTTTCCAATATTAGTTCACGAATTGGTGAAAGGTACAATGGAAGTTGTTGCAGGTCTTTATGGTCAACCTGAAGATGCAGATGCTGCTGAAAAGGTACGTGATTTAGAAGACACTGTGGATAAAGAAATTTGGGATTTAAGATTAGGACCAGCAATATGGGACATTATGCGTTCGCAATTCCCTGAAGATGTTTTAACAGATGAAGATAAAGTTGGGTTACAATTAGTTTTATTTCAACATATTGTTAAAAAACCAGCTAGAGAATTTTTAATTTTTATGAAAGAGGTTATTTCTGGAAGTGAAAATGGTAAAAGGTTAATGAGTCAATTAATGGATGGTATTAATCAAATGGTTAATGACTACGATTACGAAGAAGCTATGTCCGCTTTTGACGAGGATTTAAGTGACACATCTGAAGGTATAGATGATGACGATTTAGATGACTGGTTAGGGTCCATAGGGATCACTAGAAGTGATGACTAAAAATAATAAAAAGGTGGTTATCCACCTTTTTTTGTATTTATACATATGAATAATAAATTAGAACAATTAAAAGAATATGCTAAAATTATTAAAGATGCTCCGTATGCTTTAAAAACATACTTAACAACTTATGATAATACGCAAAAGAAATATGTTCCTCTAGAATTATTTCCTGACCAAATTCAATTAATACAGGATTACGAAACATACAACGAAAACATTACAAGAAAGTATAGACAGGCGGGTGTTACAACAGTAACCGCTGCGTGGATTTCAAAAAAATTACAGACAGCAAAAGAAAGTGAACCTGAAAGAGTTCTTCTTATTGCGAACAAAAGAGACACCGCGGTAGAAATGGCTAATAAAGTTAGACACTTTATTGAGCAATGGCCGGATTGGATAAATGTGGGATTTTCACCCGATAAGAACTCAGAAAGTAGATTTAGATTAAACAATGGTTGTGAGGTTAAGGCGGTAGCTACATCTGCGGATGCGTTACGTGGATATACCCCAACCATACTTGTATTTGATGAGGCAGCATATATTGAAGCAGGTGACGATTTTTGGGCGGCATCTATGGCGTCCCTATCAACAGGTGGTAAGATTATTCTTATCTCCACACCAAATGGTTATGACCCCATCTATTATGGTGTTTATGACCAAGCATTACGTGGAATTAATGATTTCCATATAACGGATTTAAGATGGTTTAAAGACCCGCGTTACACTAGAGACCTATGTTGGGTAAAATGTCCTGATATATGCCATTACATGTTAAATAGGGAGCAATATAACGACGATGAAGTTGTTTTACATGACTTTGATATTGAAAAATATCAAGAACTCGTTGAACAAGGATATAAACCATTTTCATCTTGGTTTGAATCTATGTCTAAGAAATTTAAATATGATAGACGTAAGATTGCGCAGGAATTAGAATGTGACTTCTTAGGTTCAGGAGATGGTGTTATTTCGGGAGATGTTCAAGAGAATATTGCAAAAAATATGATTAAAGTACCTAAAGAAAAATACATGCAAGGTACTTTTTGGATATGGAATGAACCAGTACAAGGTCATAGATATATTATGGGCGTGGACGTTAGTAGAGGTGATAGTGATGACTATTCAGCTATTAGCATTATTGACTTTGATGAAAGGGAACAAGTTGCTGAATATGTTGGTAAAATGCCACCAGATGATTTAGCGGCAGTTGCATATAAATGGGGTATATTATACGAAGCGTTTATAGTTGTCGATATTACTGGTGGTATGGGCGTGGCTACATCAAGAAAATTACAGGAATTAAATTATAAGAGTTTATTCATTGACGGAGTTAACACAATGAATCCATGGGAATATAATAAAAAAGCCATGGAAAAAATACCGGGAATAAACTTCAATAATAAAAGAACCCAGATTGTAGCCGCATTTGAGGAGCAATTAAGGAAAGGTTTTGCTATCAGGTCAAATAGATTATTAAACGAATTAAACACCTTTGTGTATATTAATGGTAGACCAGACCACATGAAGGGCGCTCACGATGATGCTATTATGAGCATGAGTATCGCATTATATGCTGGGGATATATGTTTCACACAACTTAAACGAAATGAACAGCAATCAAAAGCTATGGTTGATTCTTGGATGATTGCGGAAAGAACATATGAAACTGGTAAGAATTTTTATTCATATGGAACATCCCTAGATGCAATCGGTTCAATGCAAATGGATGGTTCACAATATAATAATACACAATCACAACCTGCAAAACAACAATACCAAGAATATGGCTGGTTATTTGGGGCTAATAAAAAGCATTTATAATCTGTCGGTTTTTGTGTACATTAAGAAAGAAAAAGTATTTATATAGATATGGCAGACCAAAATTTAACAATATTTCAAAGATTAACCAAAATCTTTGGCTATCAGGGACAAACACCACAACCGCCATCGTTTAATTTTTCTAAGGAAGAACTCCTTACGACTAGTGACCCGATGGAATATGAGCGTGAAAGATTGAAACTACAACAAAGCCAATATCTTTTTGATAAATGGGCTAAGGTTGATAATTCAATGTACAATCAATCGGTTTATTATGAGCCAAATAGAATAGCCGCATATTATGATTTTGAATCAATGGAATTTACACCAGAGGTATCAGCAGCATTAGACATTTATGCTGAGGAATCAACTACAATGTCTGAAAAAGGATTTATTTTAAACGTTTATTCAGAATCAAAAAGAGTTAAGAACATTTTAATTGATTTGTTTGAAAACAAATTAGATATCAACACAAATTTACAAATGTGGGCTAGAGGTATGTGTAAGTACGGTGATGATTTTGTTTATTTAAAAGTTGATCCAGAAAAAGGAATTATCGGTTGTCAACAATTGCCAAAT